CCGACGTAGCGGTCACTCTCGGGTACATCTTTTTCGTCGAACTTCTGAGCCGCAGTGAAGAGACCGGCTTCGAGGTTCGCGACAGTCGTGAGGTAGGCAGCGTCCGTGAGGACCGACCCGCCGTTTCCACCAGACACGGTAGCCGCAGCGCGGGCCGCAAGGATTCCGACCTGGAGAAGGTTCTTGTCGAATGCACGAGCAAGCGCCATGCCGATGTCGCGCGAGTAAATCGAGCGAATGTCGTAGTGCGTCTTTAGTTCGTCGATCTGCGCGACGGAACGATCTGCAATGAGCACATCGTCGATGATAAGCGTGCGCTCGTTGAGACCAACACCGGTACCGAGCAACTGCGTGCCGGGGGTGTGATACGCGGCGGTGCCCTTCCATGAAGCGGGGAACTGCGCCGATTTACCGCTGGTAATCGTGCGGACCATGCTGCGCGACTTCGCAACGTTGGTCTCGTCGAAGGCCGTCAGGACTTCGCCTGCGAAGACCTTCAAGAACAAGGCATCTGGATCGCCAGCCTGGTTCAATTGCCCAAAGCGATTGGGCGTCATGTTAGCCATTTGTTACCTGTAGAGAAAAGAGGTTGACGTTGAACTACACAAACGTCGTCGCTCCCCTTCAGCGTGTCCGGTTTTCTCTCAGGGTGTCCACCGCAGTGGGCCTCAGTTACTTCTCGGTTGTTGCTATGAGGGTGTGACGCACTCCTCCTAAGAAGGAGTGAGCGGTTTTTGGAGATAGCGAATAGCTCGCTTCAAAGATTTCAGATCGTCACGCAACAACCCAAGCGCAACATTACAAGCAGTACATAACAATCCACGAACAAGCTTATGCCGATGACAGTGATCTACAGCTAAAGCTCTTCGCTTTGATTTCCGATTACAGATAGCGCAGCGGTTATTCTGTTTATTCAACAAGCTCTGATACTGTTTTTTGGAAATACCAAAACGGTATCGGTGATTAATTTCCCTAACTTTATGAGGATTCGCTTTTCGCCAGCGCCGCATTCTTGCATTATGAGCTTGTTGCTTTTGTTCCTGAGTCATCCGTTTCCTACGAAAAGGAGAAGCCCCCGACAGCCATCTCCCTGTCCCCAAGGAAAGGAGGGGGAACCCAGGGGATAGGGCGCTGCCGGGAGCCGGAAGGATTTATTTCTTACTGAAAATACTTGCGACTTGCGGTGCGATCTTCTCAGCCGACCGCCCCACGACGTAACCGCCAAGGCCAATCTTCACGATAGAAAGAATTTCCATCACGAATGCGGGGTCGAGTTGCCGACCGTTGATATATCCGCCCGTCCACACGACGGTGCCGATAATTACAGCAAAGAATAGCATGAGTACCGGACGCCAGTTGCGTTGCAGCCATGAGTGACCGTTAGCTTCCGCCACGATAACATCGCGCTGCGCTTGAGCGAATTGAAGATCAGCCTCAACCAGCTTCACTTGAAAGTTGGTTTGAAGCTGCGCGAGCGCTAACGTAGCTGCGTTCTTCTCTTCGGGCGATCCGCCCTTGATGCTGTTGATGATGCTGACGGCACCATCAAACAAATTCTTTACAGGCCCGAGAAGAGCATTAACTATTCCCATCGAGGGTTACCTGTTACTCGTGCGAACGTTGAACACGTTTGATCTTTCTAAACGCCGCTCGACAGTCTTGCGATACTCAGGATCATCAGCATATCGAGAGTCACGCATCGCTGCTGTCACCTGAGAAGGAGAGGTATACGGCTGGACGCCGCTATCAGCACTGGCATCTCCGTTGAGTAGCGCGGGATCAGTACCAACAGCTTCGTTGTAGCTGTTTCCTAGAACTTGAAGAGCAAGTTTTGCTACAGTCACATTTCCAGAGTCAATAGCATCATTATATGCCTTGACTGCCGTGGAATCGCCGCTCGTAGCGGCCCATTCCAGCACACTCTTCAACGCCTCTTCGCTACCAGCAAGCTGCGCAAACTCCTGGCGCATCTGCGTGGACTGAGCCTTCAACCCGTTGACATACGTGTTGACTGTCTCGGGGGCGATACCTTTTGCTTCGAGAGCCTTGATAGTCTTGTCGGAGAGAACGCCCTTGTTAGTAGCGTACTCCTGTGTGATGGCGGCTATGTCGAGACCGGCTTTTTCTACAGCTTCACGCGCTTGTTCGGGAGTGACAGTCTTTTCACCAAGCTTCTTCTCTAGAGCTACGTGAGCCGCTTCAAGATCAGCCTGCGTTTTGTACTTACCAAGGATCAACTTCTCTTCAGACTTGTCGCCTGCTGGCTTATTCGGATCGACAACCACTTTATTCGCATCTCCGCTAATATTCGCTTTCGGAGTTGCGTTAGGATCGGGAGTGGTCTCCGCTGAAATCACGATCTCTGGCATTAACGGTCTTCAATCGTCTGTTTGATAGAAACCGGCCCTGCAGGGGTTATGAAAGTTGTCACTTGTTCATATTTCGCAGGCTGATACTCACCATTCTTCCCAATCTTCGGGCCAGCGCCAAGTTCAGACAACGACTCTCCGGAGCGCTCACGCGCAGACACGGACTCGTTCTGATCGGCCAGACCCTCACTACGACCATCCTCGCCCATTTTACCTGGAGCGCGAGGAAGTCTTGGATTCAGAGGCATTCAGTACTACTCCTTTTCATGTTGAGTTATTGTTCTTGCGGAGAAGCGGCAGCGCCTTGAGCAGCCACCGCTTGATCTGACATCGCTTTGATACCAGCAGGCGCAGTCTTCTCTAGCATCGCCTGTTGCGCTTTCTGCGCGCGGGATTGCTGAACTTCTTGTTCAGAACGAACGAGACCCTCGATGTCAATACTGAGAGCCGCTGCACGACGCTTACCATAAGCGCCTGCGCTAAAGTACTCAGCAACAGCTTCAGGTCCGAATGCCTGCGCGACACCTGCCAATAGAAGATCGAGCTTCATTAGATCGCTCGAACGTCCAAGTCCATCAAGACCAGTGATAATCTGAGGACTGACGAGATCAGCAGGAAGCGTAGGAAGCTTGCGCTCCTTCTGCATCTCCAGCATCAGACGTACCACGAGCGGACGTTGTAATTCTTGACCAAGGATCGAGTAGGTGCCACCGAGGGCTTGCTCCAACTCTCCTGCCATGAACCTGATTTCTTCCGCAGTGACGCGCTCAGCTTGACGCTGGATGCTACTATTAAGAAGGAAAGCTTGCTCCAGTCGATGCTCAATCTCGTCCGCTGTCGCTTTGACAACTTGGAAATCGGGATACTTCTCCATCGACAGAATGGCGATGTCTTTTGGCTTGCCATTACTGACAGCGCCATCAACCATACCACCGCTTGGGGCATCCTGAATCTTCTTCTTACTCGTTACACCGCCCTCATCAAAAATCCAGATGATCTTCGCGGCATTAGCAGCGAATTCAACGATGGATTGACTGAGAGATTCAAGAGAGTGGAGGTCTCCGAGGTACTCTTCGACATGTCCTCGCCCATAGTCGGAACCAGAAATTGCAGTCCAACGAGCAGCGATCCAAGCGTTCTTATCTTTGGGATATGTTCCTTCTGTCCCTTCAACAAGTACGTCGAGTACTTCTTGATGCACCTTCCACGAACCGTTGTCCTGTCTTTTCACCCAGGTATACAGCCAGATCGTGTCGCCATCTTTATCCGCAGCAGGCGGCGCGCCCTGAGCGCTGGTCTTTCGTTCAACGATTGTTTTGACCAACGGTGGCAGCGTCTTCCTACTGAGACCTTCGCGAACGATGATCTCGAACGGTTCACCAGATACGTCGCGCTTAACGACGTAGTTAGCGAGGTTGTGAAACTTTAGCCCACCGCCCTTAAGTATCTGCAGAAGACCGTTGCCTGCCACAATGAGATGCTTCTTGCATTCACTAAGGACAGGACGCCAAGCCTTCTGTTCCATTCTCGTAAGCGTGGCGCGTTCCACCTTTGCCAACGCTGCTTCAATCTCTGCTGTAGGATCATCACCACCGCGCGCCTTCAACTTGTCCATCAAGAAGTCTTCCACTTTCAAGCGAAAGAACGATGAACCAGGAGGAAACAGCGCGAGCAAAAGCTTTGAGGAAAGATTGTTGACGCCTCTAGCACCGACGCTCTGAAACGGCGTTGGCAACTGTGAGGTGTCGTTAGTGCTTTCCGGTGGAAGTAGCGCAGGAATCGTTAGCGCAGAACACTCGCGCGCCCGTGCAAGCACAGGGCTTCGGAGAGTTTCTAACTGCGTATATCGACCCGCAGCAGTCACCACAGGGAGCTGCTCTTGTTTGTTGTCGTCAGGCATCCGTAGTTATCTCGGGAGGGTGATCTTCAAATCGTCAAAACCAACCTTCGGCACCTCGATGCGAGGCCCAAAGATGGCTCCGGCATCCGGGGCTGGAGGCACGCCTGACTGATCGGTGGGGTGCTGTAGCTGCTCGATTTGCTGTTGCTTCTTAGTGATCTGCTGTTGTAGCGACTGACGCTGCACGTTAGCAAACCAACTGTTCTTTCCTTCGTATGTCGCGAGACGCGCCATGAAGGCATTCAACTGCGTCGTTAGCTCTTCTAATGAAGGAAGCTTCGTACTCACCAGCAGCGACGGCTGTACAGGACTGCTCATCGGATTAAGGCTCCAAGACGCGAATAGCTTGTTGATTGTGTTCGTGGACCAGCTTACGAACCACATCAGCACGACCAGCCCTGAACCAAATCTCTCGATCACTCATTTCGAGGTTTGGACATTGATTCGGAAACAGGCGATCCAGCCAATCGACCAGGGCCTTGGAAATCGGGGGTATCGGGGTGTCTGCCACGGGGGTCTATGGTTCCTACCGGAGCCTGAACTACAACAGTTAGGGGGCCGGAACCCCCTAACCTGTTTGCTAGCAGGTAGCTAGCACTGGATTATGCACGAGCAGTGATTCGACGGTGTAAACCGCCATGCCGCACGCTTTCGCTACATAGATTTCGATTGCCGCGCCACGAGATTTCTCCCATCCCGGCAAGACAGCTATAGCATCTTGCTCAAGTAGAGCAGGGAGATCAACACGCATTGCAGATTTGGTTGTAACTTTCTGTGCAGTCTCTTCTGTGATTCCAACAGCAATGTCATTCTCTGCGGGAGACCACACCGTGTATCCAGCCGCTCGTAGTTGAGCAGCACCTTCGTAGAACGCTGGAAAATTACATTGGGGGAGACCGCGCATCGGCCCCGCGATGTACAGCTTCATCGAGCACCTCGCGCCTGCGGAGCACCAGCCGCTTCCAGTTCTTCTTGTAGAAGAGCAAGAGCGCGCCACGCAACTTCTACAGTGTGAGACATTTCTGTCTCTGGATCAATAATGCCACGATCTGTGAGATGACGGCCAATGCAGTCCGCATGATCTGAAGACTTGCTACGTGCCCAATGCAGTGGCTCGCCTGGGTTGTGCTTGTCGTTTCCATATTTTGAAAGACGAGCAACAGCGGCGAGTGCTGCAGGAAAGTAATCCAACACACCCGTCACAAGCGGAACATTCTTTCGCTCAGCAGAACCCACAGGCATCGTCTGTTTTACTTCGGCTGCCAAAGTACAACCTCCTTCTTCTTAAAGTCGTAGTCAGTGTAGCGGCAGATGCGCGCCACACGAGCATTTTGAAGTGCGATTTCTTCCCCGAGACCAGCCTTCGCATACGTTGCGACAATGACGGGCCACGCATCTGTGAACGCCTGACCCAACAGGAGCTTCTCAGCCTTCACCGGTCCAATACCAGGACAGCCTTTGTAGCCGTCCGAAGTGTCGCCGGTCAGGGTTTGAAACAGGTGGAAAGCGTCGGCCTGCTGCTCTGTGACCGGCCTGACGAACAACTCGTAGTTCTCACTGCCGCGCGCGTGCGCGTAGTTGAAGTGGAGACCTGGAATCGTCAGCATGTCCTTGTCGATTGAGACGACGATCTTCTCACCTTCAACCAACTTTGGATGCGTAGCGAGAATCCCGAGCACGTCGTCGCCTTCAAGTGTAGGACGCTGGAAGACGTTATAAACTTCGCGGCAATACTCACGCAGTGCCTTGTAGGTAACAGGCTTCCTCGTCTTCCTACGATTGCCCTTGTACTCTGGCATCACATCGGGGCGCCAGCGCGTGTCATCACTCAAGGCGACAATCATGTCGTCAGCCTTGAGTCCTTCTTTGATTTCAACTACAGTTTCATTGAGGTGCTGAATGCTGGCAGTGAGATTGCCATGCACCGTCCACAGCCATTCTTCCCACTGCGCTTCGTATTCGTGAGCTGCGGCTGCTTCGTAAATCAGCGTGTCGCCGTCGATGAGAAGTGTGCGTTTAGGCACGGTAGACACGCCCTCTCCAGACGGCGAGGCCGTTGTGGATGTAGATGGGTTCAGCTTGAAAGGCACCGGTCGTTGGCTCGAAGGTCAGTACGACGCAGCCTTGCTGCCAATCCGGATCGACCATGTACTCAGGGTTCAACGAGCAAGTGCAACCAGTCTCAACCCAACAATGGTTGCCGTTGTGATCCTGGTGGAAGTGCGCGCCGAGTCTGTGCGTGTGGCCGGATGCACCAGAGCGACCATACTTCTCCATCTCTCCCCGAGCAGTGTAGCCTGAGAACTTCCGAATGATGGTGCCGTGCTTCAGAATCCATTTCGGGAGAAACTTCTGCTTCGACTGCGCGCCGTCGTATGGTGCAAACGTTACGCCAAGCTCTGAGAGTCCGAGCAGAGAAGGCCACGTTAGCGACTTGCGGAAATTTGTCAGCGACGTGAGCGCCTTCGCGGTGCCCTCTAGATTCCAGAGGGTACGACGCAGACGATCACAGTGGTTGCCTTCTAACAGGATGAACTGCGAGTTCGGGGTTAGCAATCGCATCTGAGCGAGGTGTTGCCGCGCCATGTTAATCTCATCCTGCAACGACTCCATACGCTCAGGATTCTTGTCGAATCGAGAAAGTAGATAACAGTCGAGCAGATCGCCCATGTGAACCAACACATCGGGCTTCAGGGCCGCCGCAATCTGACCGACGATGGACAGCGCCCTGTCGTCTTGATTTGGGAAATGCGTGTCGCCATAAAGCAACGCCGTTGATGTTTCCCCCTCAGGGGCAACCGCCGCCATCGGCATGGGAACGCCGAGCGGACGAATTGGTACGTCTAGAATCCCTGACGAATCCTCCTCCTTGTATTCCGCGCCGATGCTGCGGGCGTAAGCGGCAACAGCCGCCGCCTTTTGATCTTCAGTCACTTACTTGCTCCTAACGAGGAGTTCTCTGAATGAGTCAGCCAGCGAATGTTGTCAGACTCGTAGCCGCGATCAGGATTGATGCGGTCGATAGACGGGGTTAGACGACGATCAAAACGAGAGGCTTCCCATACTGAGAACAGTTGAACAAACTGACTGTCAGAAAGAGCCCAATCGTAGAATTGTTCTTTCGGTAGAATCGGGAACCCAACATACAACTCACGATTGCGGGGCTGGATGCCTCTGACTCGGGAAAGCATATTGCGGTAGACACGCATCAAGAACCCGTTCGGTGTCTTCTCGTACTTCTTGGTGCATCTGTTCTTGGTACGAGCCCTTTGTTCTCTTTGCCACCGCAACTTCCTTTCATGCTTCAATGCGTCTCGCACCAATTACCTCCTACCTTTGTCTCGCCGTCAAGCGGGCACCGGAAGTTGAAGTGAGAAGTCATACTGCGGATTGAATCGACGAGCACAATTTTCGTGGCTTCGATCACCAGTGGATCATTCCACGTCGCTATTTGGTTCTCGTCGTGGAACCAACCGAGCGCAGCCCAAGGATGGAGCCAGCCCCCACCAGGAGGCGTGTCAAACAACTCCACGAGTGCGCGATTGTAAACGACCATCCAACGGCGACAAATAAGAGAACCTGCGGTCTGGATCAGACTGTTCAATGCTGAGTGTTCGCTGCGGGTATAGACACGACGACCGTCGAGCGAGATGAGGTAGCCGTTCTTGTTATGCTTCTTCTTTACGTCATCGAGTAAGTACTTGAGTGCCGCGAGCTTCTTCAGGAACAGACTGCGCGAGTAAGCGCCGATCTTCTTCTGCTGCTCAGGCGTCTTTCCTGGCGCGAGAATCTTGCCTAGCTTCTCGTCACCGGCACCGTAGAGAAAGGCGTACATCCAGGTCTTCGCTCTGTCTCGTCCGACCTTGCCCTCACCAACGTATTCAAGAAGCGCTTGCTGCGTGACGCTATGAACATCACCCTCCAAGAGCACCTTTCCGTAGGCCCCGTCATCGTACTTCGCCATGTAGTGAGCGAGTACTCGAAGCTCCAAACCGGAAGCATCAGCACCGATCTGCACCCATCCTTCAGGGACGTGGAACAGGGCACGACCCTCAGCACCAAACGGGTTGCCAACCTTCGGTATCTGTGTAAGCGGTGGTCGGACATGCGAAGCACGATGCGTAACCGTGCCTGTCTGGATGACACCGCCGTGGATGTGCGGGAGGCCAGTGATCTTGCCGCCCTCCACCCCATCGGCAGTGAAGTTTTTCAGAAGCGACTGCTTACCCTCAGCCAGCGCACCGAGGAAGTCATCAAGGAGCAGGTATTCCCTGATCTTCTTGACAGGCGGATAGTTGAGGCCCTTCAGCGTGTTCGCGTCTACTTTCGGAGCACCGCCGTCTGTAAAGACCTCGGGCTTCCACTTGTAGAGCACGATCATTCTGTTGGCGATGTGCTGACGAGAACTCGGATTGAACTCGATGGTGCGGAAACGTTCGAGCGGAACACCCTTGACATAGCCGAACTTCTTACTGTTTGTCTTCGGCGTGAACATCCCGCGTGACACCTGCCAGCTTCCGAACTCTTTCCTTAACTCCTGATCGAGTGCCTGCCGTTTACCTGCGAGCGAGGCTTGGAGTTTGATAGCACCATCGATATCGAACGGCCAACCATTTCTCTCCTGCTGATGCAGGTAGGCAGCTAGCTCGTGCTCTGTCTCAATTGACTCGGTGCTAACGCCTGCGGCACGAAGCCGCTGCGCCAGAATCTTGGTAACGTGCGTGTCGCTTTCGCAACGCTGCTGCATGAGTGGTGTCCACTGCGACCAGTCCTCGATCTCGACACCAACCTTCTGAACGCCGAGCCTGTAGCCCCAGGCTTCTAAGCTGTGCCTGCCGATCAGCTTCTTCGGCAGTTGGCCCTTCGCTGCGCGCTGCCAATCGCTGTCCTTGATGTGTGCCCATCGCATCATTGCCATGACGTAGGTGTCACGCAGTTCACCCTTGAGTTCAACAACCGGATACAGCTTCTTGACGACGGGGTTGTCGAAGCGGATGCCGTTGTGCGTGTAGACCTTCTCGGCCTCGCTAAGGAGCGATAGCCCTTCCTCTATACTGTGGAACCCCGGCGCACTGTTGGTGCAGGAGAAGATTCGATCTGAGTCCATGTCTCTCAGCACCAAGCAGTGCAAACGGGTTGTTGCATCGAGGAGACCATCAGTCTCCACGTCGAACGCGACGTGTTTCACTAGACGGCCTCCTTCGATTGTGATGTGGAAAAAATTACTTGGCTGATGCGCCGGGATAGGGAAACTTTCCTGTTGCGCTACAATCCAAACAGCGCCACTCGGTGTATCGACCTTCAGGCGTCACGAGACGTTTGTGCCCAAAAGTTTTGCACCAATTTTCCGCCAACTGCTGCTCGCTGATTTGAATGCCACGCCTGTTGTCGCCCTTTCCGTTACCAGGAATAGCGAGACCCTCCTTCATGTCTGCTGCACTAGCTGTGGGGTCCATGTCAAAAATGTTTTTTTCGTTGAAGCGCTTCATCAGTCTCTCTCGTTCGTCCAGCCCTCTTCGAGAGCGTCCGCAATGGCTTCGAGAAGCCACACTCGCGCCGAGTTACCACTTGGATTTCTTGGATTTAGATACGAGGCGGCGCGTTGCCGCAAAATCGCAATCACTCTTTCCCAATTCATTTAGAAAACATCCTCCTTAGTACGGTTAGTTGTCCCAACAAAACGTTCATCGGATTCATCCTCAAACCCATGTGCTGTAGCTGACTGATCCGAAGGAGCATCAGTCTCGTACAACATCCCTGTGTCGTAGTCGTAGCCGATGTAGAACAGTTCACCCGTGGAGCGGCCAGTGTAGCGGTCCTTAAGGACGCGGAAGACCGTCGTTTGACGAGTAGCTTCCGTAGCTGCTTGTTGGTCTCGCTCCAGAGCGAACATGTAATGGCTCCAGTAGCCAATAGACCTGGAGCCCTTGAAGTGACGAATAGTGACTCTGCCACCTTCTTCGTGTGACTTTCCTTCGGGCGTAGCGAGATGCGAGATGAACAGAATCGTGCAGGGAAGCTTCTTCGACAGCATCGCCATCTCCGACATGATGACTTCAAGCGCCTTGCGCTCGTCATCTTGCCATGCAGCGAGAGCGGTGAGGTGATCGAGAAAGAAGTACTGCACGCCATGTGCGTGGTGCAAATACTCCATCTTCTCTTTCACTATCTCCCAATCGTTGTTGCCAAAGCTGTCGTAGAGAAAGACCTTGCCCGATTGCATGAGTGTGGCCCATGCAGCGTCGAAGTCTTCTTCAGTCCACCCTGAATCGGGAATGTGGAATGTCTTCTTGGCGAGCTTGCCAGCAATGCGCGTGGCAGTCTCAGTTGTTGCCTGCTCCAGCGAGAACACGCCGACAGGCACCTTGTGTTCGACAGCCATGTGCTTGATGCACTGCGCGAAAAAGTCTGTCTTACCAATCCCTGTACCAGCTCCGAGAGCGTACAATTCGCCTATGCGAATGCCGAAGGTCATCTCCGTCAGCTTCTCGAAGGGCCAGGAAAGACCATGTGCTGGTCGCGCCATCACTGCGTCCTTCAGATCAGCCATGTCCACGATACCTTCGGGCCGATACTCCTTAGCCCCCCACATCGCACTAATCAACTCTTTAGCACGCTCTGCCTTCAGCATTTCGTTTGCATCTTTGAGCGGAAGCTCTGCGATTCGCGCGCGAGCACCAAGCACCTCGGCAGCAATCTTCGAAGCTGCACGTCCTGGCTCGTCCATATCAAACATGAGATTGACACGCTCGAACCCGTTGAAGTATTCCTTGTGCTTTGCGAAGTACTTTTTGATCTGTGGCCCCGCACCGCAGCCAATAGAAACCACCGGCCACTGATTGCCCTGTACCTGAGACAAAGAAAGTGCATCCACCTCGCCCTCAGTCACAGTTATCATCTTGCCTGTCTTCGGCCAACAGTGAGCGCCGAAGGGGAGAGCATCGTCCATGCTGCCAGTGACCATGAACGTCTTGTCGGGGAAGCGAACCTTCTGAGCGACTAGCTGTCCATCGGCATCATAGTACGGCGCAATCTGGACGGGCTTTCCTTTGAAGTTGTCGTTGCACTGGTAGCCAAAGTGTTTGCAAGTGGCATCAGTGATCTTCCTGGCTCTAAGGCCGCGTGTCTCTCCGGTAATCAAATCCGCCATGCGTATCCTTCTCTTGGCGTGACTCGCGCTGGGCTGAGTACTACC